GATGACCTAACCGTTGGTGATGATTCGGTGTTTGGCGGCTTCGTTCGTTTTACGCCGGGTTCCGAGATCGTGGTCACCGCCGGCAGTACGATTACGCCAGTAACCAGCTACGTACCCATCACCGGCTCTACCGGCGTAGGGACATCAAGTATCGTTGTAATGCCGGCTGGTACAACAATTCTTGTGGTTAATATGGCCAACGCCACAATCACGCTAACAGACACTAGCCTATTAAAACTAAGCGGCAACGCAGCGCTTGGTCAGTACGACAATGTGACGCTGGTATCGGACGGCACCAACTGGATTGAAATCAGCGAGACGAACAACTAGGAGACTTTACAATGGCAGATCCGAGAAACACAGTCGCCTTTGATGGCATTGGCTACGAGGCGCAGACCTTTTTGATTGATGATTCCACCATCACGTACAGCGCCACCGAAGCCAATGGCAGCGCACAGGTAGGACTCGCCGTCACGCTGTCCACGCACGCCACGGTGGCGTTGGCGGCCGATGGCGAGTTCATCCTTGGTAAACTCATCAAGGTGGAGAGCGACGACAAGGCGGTTGTGCAGACCGGCGGCTTTATGACGCTCCCCGGCGGCACCTCGGCCACACTAACACCTGGCCTGAAAATCGTCGGCGACTTACTGGTGGCGGCCAAGGGCTACATCCGAGTAGTTGCCACAGAGGACACGGTCAGCCGTGGCTTTATCGTGGATTCAAGCACAACCACCGCCGTGGTTGTCAAGCTTTAGGAGATTAGAAAATGGACAATATTTCAATCAAGGCGGTAGGCACTAAAGAGCTTTGGGAACAATTCCAGCGCAAGCCAATGGATATCTACAATCAGGAAGCCTTGCGCATGAAGGAAAGCGGCATTGACGAGTCACCGACAATGACCGGAGTTCTAGAGCAATTAAGCCCGTCTGAACCAGGCGACCAACTCGACGCCTTTGAACGCCTTATGATGGAAGCGGGGATTCGCACCAAGAGCAATTGGAAGGCGGGATATTTCGCTTCTAATGCTGCGGCCTTCCTAAAAAATGATGGTACGCGTGCCTTGTTCACTGAGTTCTTTGCTCGTAATTGGCGGCATGTCACCTACGAGATGGGCGGCGCTGAGAAGCGCGATATGCTGGAGAAGCGCGCCATTTTACTCAGTGATACCGGCGTACTAGGCTCGTGGGAACGTCCCTACACTGACTCCAACGTGGTGCGCCAGGATCGGGAAGTGGGCATTCCTATTCCCGTCTCTGAGCTAGTGGCAATGACCACGCCGATTGATGGCGACAACTACCGCAGTTACAAGTTGGTCTACAACGCCGAGCAGTTGCGTAAGTTCCGCGTCGGCGAGTCGGCGGATATTCCGATTGCTGACATTGTTGGCAGCGAATCAACGGTTCGTCTGAAGAAATACGGGCGCGGCTTGCGCGCCACCTATGAACAAATGCGGCGCATGAAAGTCGATAAACTGGCGCGCTTTATCCAGATGATGGCCATTCAATCCGAAGTGGATTTGGTGTCTGCTGCGCTGGATGTGTTGGTTAATGGCGATGGCAACGCCAGCACCGCGGCTACCACCTACAACCTGACCACACTGGACAGCGCCACGACCGCTAACAACATGACGGTGAAGGCGTGGCTTGCCTACAAAATGCTGTGGGAACAACCCTACATGCTGAGTACGGCACTCATGCGCAGTGACATGGCGTTAAAGGTTGCGCTGCTTGATGTTGGTTCCGCTAACGTGCCACTGGCCGGGGAGAGTATGGCCGGCTTGCGCTCTGGGTTCGTGCCGATCAACCAGTTTGCCGACAGCACCCGCTACGGGTGGACTTCTGACGCGCCGGCCAACAACATTGTTGGCTTCGATGCCTCAAAAGCGCTGGAACGCGTGACTGAAATCGGTTCTGACATCACCGAGACCGAGCGGTTCGTGACGAACCAAACGCAAGTCCTTGTCATGTCCGAGGTGAACGGGTTTGCGATTCTTGACCAGTTAGCCACCAAAATTTTGGTAGTAAACGCGTAAGGATCATGGCTCTAAGATATGCTTCCAAGATTTGCCGGTAACAATATCATGCACAGTAGAGCGATTAATGCTGAACTTCTCCGAAAGTTCCTTGGCAGATTCGCCGTTCGCTTTTCGTTGTCGGATTTCCACAACTTGGTCATTGGTCAATTTCGCCATGCCATGACGCTCTCCAGAGCCATGAGCACTAGAAGACCTACGACCCTTTTGGATCATGTCTTGAACGTTGTCTTTACGCGTTCCAGCGAACAGGTGATCTGGACGGACGCAAGATGGATTGTCGCAATGATGACATATTTCGTAACCGATGGGAAGACTTCCGTTCTCAAATTCCCATGCCACCCGCGGGGCGGGGCGATTAGTTCCATTGATTCTGATTTTTCCATATCCACCGTTTGTTTTGGCACCAGTCCACAACCAGCACTGGTCGGTTTTTTGCACTTTAGACCAAAACCGTTCATGCAGTGGAATGTATTGGGCGGCCCATCCGCATTTGCGAGAGCAGTATTTCCCTTCGCCGTAAGCAAGGCGATGAGACTCAATAGTGAATTCTTTGCCACATTGACGGCAAATACATGAAGCTTCTGGTTTTGGTGACATATGCTAACTCCAAACAAAAAGCCCTTTGCGGGCGGTAACGGTGCGAATGTGTCGAGTAAACGCACGCCGCGGCAAAGGGCAGTAGAAGCATACAACATATGCGCCCAATTACCTAATTATGCGTTTACTCGACAGGTGTAATTATAGCATATCTTGGCGATTTACACAAGGAAGGATAGGTACACATGGCCGATAAAATCAAGGTGATGGCGGCTAAACAAGACAACACGGTAATTCTCTGGGAGACAAGTCCCGACCACGTTTCGGAGAGCAACCCAACCGGCGAAATCTTCATCTCTGGCAATGGGCAATCCTGCGAAGTGGGCTTGACCAGCGAGGTGCAAAAGCGCCTGACCGATGGCCGCCTAGTCAAGGTCAACACCGGGCCGGCGGCGTGGCCCAAGTCGATGGGCGATGAAAAGGAACCCGCAGACAAGCCCGCTACCACCTGGGAATCATCGATCAAGGCGGATGACGCGCCAGCTACCACGTGGACCGCACCGACGCCCGTTGAAGCGCCCGCGCCCAAAAAGGGCAAGGGAACGGGAGCAGGCTAATGGCCGTCACGCTGATGACTGCGGACCTGGTGCAGCCTGATGGCGAGTTGTCAGAATCGTTGTTTCCCGGCAACGATTTTAACGTGTTGTTATCCGGCTGGTTAGCGCAGGCGGTAACGCAGGTTGGGGCGAACACCGCCATTGCCACAGCGAACCAAAATGCCGCGGCGGCCGCGTGGGTCTACCACCGCGCCTATAGCATGGTTGCGGCGCGGTTGGCATCTTCACCGGTAAGCGTCAGCACGTCACACGATGGCAGCGTTTCCAAGAGTATGAGCGTGGATCAGCGTAAATATTTCGTGGATATGGCCGCTGCCAAGAAAGCCGATTACGAGAGCTACGAGACAGAGAGCGCATCAGCGACGGCAGTGATTCCGGCATTCTTCGGACGCGTGCGCGCTAGCACGACAACTAGCACATTGGTGGTTTGATGGCTGTGTTCTGGATGGACCTTGAGGATTACATGGTGGGGCTGTTTCGCACCGCAATGGGGACGGGCAGCGCCTACACGACACTCAAGGCGCAGACCATCAACAAACGCATCTGGGCTGATATGTTCGAGTGGCCACTGTGGACGCTGCCAGCCGTTGCGGTGTCGTGCTATCAGGTGAGTTACGACGCTACCGAGCACATGGGTACGAACAGCAAGCGCTACACGCGAACGTACAAATGCGCGGCGTCGGGGCTGGTGAGTGGCGTCGTCAATTATGAGGCAGCCACCGTGATTGACACGGTGACCGATGCCGTCAAAGAGTTTTACGAACGCATGGAGGCGGTACTACGCACGAACACATTCACGGTGCAATCGGCTGGCATCATCGCCGGAAGTGCGCGAATTACGCAGGGCTACATTGACGTAATCCGCTACCCGAACGATGACAACGCCAGCATAAAGCGGTTCGGTGTGGCGCATTTTCTCTATGATGTAATAGCAAAGGGCTGAAAATGACCAGACAAAAACTACTAGACTATATCGCCGAAAAACACAAGGCGGCGTTAAAAAAGGCCGGCATTGAACCGACCGATACACCGGAAAACTTGTACTTCGTGCTCTACGACGCCATGATCTACGAGGCAGCCGGTGATGCACGGCAACGGGCTGTTGCCGATGAGAAAGTGGCGCAACTAATCGTTGATAAAACGGCGGCGGCGGAAGAAGTACGGCAATTAGCCAAGGCTGCCAAGGCTGCGCCGGAAATCGCCGAAAAACCGGCGGTAGGAGAATAACACATGTCGGCAACATCAGAAGCCAATAGCTTAGGTTCATTTTTTGCCATCGGCATCCAGAGCGCGAAGGGAACGGCGGCCACAACGCTGTATAAACTC